AGAGAGGTTAAAAATGGCTGATACAAGTTTATTCAGTAGACTAAAACGATTATTCAGTACAAATGTAATTGTACGAAATGTGGGTGGTCGTCAATTACGAGTCTCAGATACAAGTAGGACTCAAGCAATAGCAAAATCAAATCTTGTTGACAGATATCAAAAGATTTATATGGGTGCTGGTTTGAGTGGGTACTCTGATTCTATGTTAACAAAATCAATGAGATTGAATCTATTCAAAGATTATGAGCAAATGGATAGTGATGCTATTGTTGCTTCTGCTCTTGACATTTATGCGGATGAGTCAACGATGAAATCTGAATATGGTGATGTCTTAACAATCAAAACAGATGATGAGAATATTAAACAAATATTACACAATTTATATTACGATATCGTAAATATTGAGTTTAATCTTTGGCCTTGGATTCGTAATATGTGTAAGTATGGTGACTTCTTTTTAAAATTAGACATTGATGAAAAATATGGTATTACTAATGTTATACCTCTTTCAGTATACGACACATCAAGAATAGAAGGTTTAGACCCTGAAAATCCAGAGTATGTAAAGTATTTAATAGAAACAACTACAGACCAACACAGATATAAAGCTCAAGAATCATCAACTAAAATGGAATTAGAAAATTATGAAGTAGCTCACTTCAGATTATTATCAGATTCAAATTATTTACCTTATGGTAAGTCTCAAATCGAGGGTGGTAGAAAAACTTGGAAACAAGTAACATTGATGGAAGACGCTATGATGATTCATAGAATTATGAGAGCTCCTGAAAAAAGAATTTTTAAACTTGACATAGGTAATATACCTCCTGCTGAAGTTGATAATTATATGCAAAAAGTTATCAATAAGATGAAAAAAGCTCCTGTTGTTGATGAAGACACTGGTGATTACAACTTACGATACAATATGCAAAACATAACAGAAGACTTCTTCTTACCAGTACGAGGTGGTGATAGTGGTACGAGTATCGATTCATTACCAGGTTTGACTTATGAGGCTACAGAAGACATTGAGTATCTTAAAAATAAATTATTATCATCTCTTAGAATACCTAAAGCGTTTTTAGGATTCGAAGAAAATGTTGGTTCTAAAGCTACTTTAGCTGCTGAAGATGTAAGATTTGCTCGTACAATAGAAAGAATACAAAGAATAGCTATAAGTGAATTAACAAAAATGGCTATCGTTCATTTATATGCTCAAGGGTATCAAGATGCTGATTTAGTTAATTTTGAACTTGCTTTGACAAGTCCCTCAACAATATACGAACAAGAAAAGATTGAACTCTGGAATAGTAAAACAAGTTTAGCTTCTTCAATGTTACAAGATGGACTTGTGTCTTCAGAATGGATTTACAAAAATGTATTTGGTTTTACTGAAGAACAAATTAAAGAAGAAGATGATAATATAGCCTTTGATTACAAACAAAAGTTTAGACGTTCCCAAATTGAGAATGAAGGTAACGACCCAGCTAAATCAGGTGAAGCAAAAGGTACTCCATCAGATATGGCAATGGGAAGAACAGGACACGAATTAGATGATAAGGGAGGGGCACCAGAAGGTGGGTTTGAAGGAGCAGGAAGACCGAAAGAACCTAACAAGTATGGAAAAGATAGTGGTGCTCGAGGTAGAGACCCATTAGGAGCTCACGATATGAAGAAAGGTGGTAGTGGAGCACCTAAATATGGTAGACCGCTTGCTCTAGCTCACTATGACGCCTTGAAAAAATCGATGAATTTTAATAAAGTTGATACAAAAATTATCACGGAAACTTCTGAAGTTGAAAAAGAGTATAAGGATGAGGTAACTTCTTTAACTAAAGACACTTCAAATGAATAATTATTATTTAACTTTATATTTATTTATGACAAAATATATAATGAAATGGAGTATTATATAATGGCTCGCAAATTAAAGCATTCTAAAATAAAGAATACAAGTATTCTTTTTGAATTACTAACAAGACAAATTACAGCTGATGTTTTAGCAGGAAAAAGTACTAAGTCAGTTAAAATAGTCAAGAAATATTTTAATGAAGAAACAGAACTAGGTAAAGAATTACAACTTTATCGTATTTTATCTGAAAAACATTATCACTCGGAGACAAAAGCTAGAGATTTGTTATCTGCAGTTGTTGAATCCAGAAAAAAACTTAGTAATGCAAAGTTACGTAATGAAAAATATAATCTAATCAAAGAAATAAAAGAAAATTATAACTCGACAGATTTCTTTAATGGTAGAATTACTAATTACAGATTGTTAGCAGCTATCTATAACACTTTTTTATCAGAAAGTGCTACTACCGTATCATTTAATCCGGAACAAACTACAAGTTCCAAACACACGATTTTAGAACATATTACAAATAAAAAAATCACAACAAAACAAGTAAAAGATAAAATTTTAAAAGAGTATTCTCAAAACGACAAAGATTTAAGATTACTTACATATCAAATTTTAGTAGATAAATTTAATACAAAATATAAGTCATTAAATGAATCTCAAAAAAATCTACTTAAAAGTTACATAAATAATATCAGTAATACAAATTCATTACGTGAGTTTGTAAATATAGAAGTCAAAAAAATCGAAGGATTACTTGAAAAACACGTTGACCAAGTAACTGATACAATCACAAAGATAAAATTGACTGAGTCAATAAATCAAATAGGTAATTTGACAAAAGGAAAAATTGTAAACGAAAAACAAGTTTTGACTTTAATGAGATATTATGAACTTGTCAAGGAGATTGAAAATGTCCACTCAAATTGAACGACTTAAAGCGTTAGTCCGAGAACTTATTAAAAAAGAATTAGAGGAAGTTTCTGTAACAGGAGCTATTGATGGTGGTGAAGGACCTCCTAGAACACCATATGCATTTCAATCTAAACCTAAAAAGAAAAAAGATAAAGAAAAAGAAAAGAAAATAGCTAACGCAGCAGGATATTCTAAAGTATCTGAGGCTAGATTTGCTCTTGATATTCAAGATGAAGGTGGTGTGAAATTGACAATCATAGTTGACGCAGGTTCAGCAGGAGCGGCTAAAATGAAAGTAGCTAGAAAACTCAAAGGTGGTGCTAAAAGTATATCCAATGTAAGGAGAGTTCAACCTGGTAAGGCTAAACAAGTTGATAAGAAACTCGAAAATGTTAATGAGGGAAGGTATCACGATTATAGAAATGATGAATCTCTAACACCTAAACAAAAAATTGGATATTCAATGAGGGAAGTCAGAGATAAATTAAATGAATTAGACAGACTTGTCAAAATGAATGTTAGACTAAAAAATGAAATAGGTGTTGATTCTACATCCTATTGGAAAAGAACACATTCAGCAATGAAAAAAATTAGTGAAAGATTAGTAAAACTAGCTAATAAAGTTGGTCAACTTTACTAAAAAATAAAACGGAGTTTATAGTGAAACAATTAATCGTAGATTATTTACCTTTTGAAATTAAACCTGAACAAATATCAGAATCAATTAGTGAAAATAATGGTAAATTGGTTGTCAGAGGAGTTCTACAAAGAGCTGAAGCTGAAAATCAAAATGGTAGAGTTTATCCTCGTGAGATTCTACATAGAGAAGCTAAAAAATATACAAAAGAATTTATTAAAGAACGTAGAGCTATGGGTGAGTTAGACCATCCTGATAGTTCAGTCGTGAATTTACAGAACGTATCCCACAACATCAAAGAAATGCATTGGGAAGGTGATAATCTATTAGGTACCGTTGAAGTGTTAAGTACACCAAGTGGTAATATTTTAAAAGAATTATTTAAGTCTGGTATCAAACTTGGTATATCTTCTCGTGGTATGGGTTCAGTTGAAACCGTCAATGAGGATGACCGTCAAGTTACACAAGTACAACCTGACTTTGAACTTATAGCATTTGACTTTGTATCAAATCCATCTACACACGGAGCCTTTATGTATCCAATGAATGAATCGGTAGATAAAGATTTACCAGCAGGTAGAACTTGTGGAGAATATTGTAAAGTAGAAGCTATCATCAATGATATAATGAGAGGATAAAGATGAAAATTTTAGAATCATATAAAAAAATGGCTAAAAATATGTTGACAGAACATGCTTGGGAAAGAAAGTTCGGTGAGCCTCTTCCAACATTAGCTGACGTAATGAAAGAAGCTTCACAAGATGATGATGATTACGTTCATATTGGTTACGGTAAGTACAAAGAAAAGAATATGGTAGATGACCCACAAGCTCCAACTTATTCAAAAAATCCAGCCGGAGCGTTTGTACAAGATAAAGAAGATGATAAAAAAGATTCAAAAGGTGGTGATGAAAAAGAAGCTCCAAAAGGAGCAGGTCTAGGACCAGATGACTTCGAAAGAGATTTTGAGGACGATGAAGAAGCTAAAGCAGCAGCTTTCGCTGATATGGAAGATGAATTTGGTGATGATATGGATGAATCTCACGGTAAAATAATTACAATTAATGGAAAAAAATATAAAGAAATCGAAAAAGAACCTATAGATGCATCTCACTGCAGCTAAAAGTTAAGGAGTATTATTATGAGTCAACCTACACAAAAAATGGACAAATACAATAGGTCTGTCCAACATCAATGATTCCATCACGCAACTTGGGGGTCTCCTAAGTATAAGAATGAAGGAATAGGTGAAGTAACTTGGCATTCTCTAACAGAAGATGGGAAAGTCGAAGTTTGTAATATTAAATTTGGTGATAAACACTATAAAAATGTTAGTGTTGAACATCTTAATCCAGTTAAAATACAAGAACATTCTCACAAAAGAAGTGGTAATGAACTTGATGATAAGAAAAAGAAAAAAGTTAAAAAAGAAGAACTTAACTTTAAAGAAACGTATAAACGTATTGGTGGTAAATGAAACACAACTATAAAGAAATGATGGACCAATGGAAAGATTGGAGACTATCAGAAGATAAAATTAATATGGGTTCAGGAGGATATAAAGGTGACTTCGATAGTTTAGAAGATGCTATGACCCGTGTTGATAAGTTGTTTAAAAGTTTAATAAAAGAGTTAGCTAAAGATAAAGATGCTAACTACAAACCACAAGTAATGGAATTACAACGTCTTTACAAAAGAAACTATGTTGAACTTAAGGTTAAATTAGACCAGTTTAAAAGGAAAAACACGTGATTAAACTTCAAGAACTTATTAAAGAGGATTGTCATTGTGGAGAGTCCTGTTGTTCTACAAAAGAATCTGTTAACGAAAGTGTTGATGATTTAAAAAAGATTGTAGGAGAACTTGAGAAGGCCTCTAAACTCCACGCCGGTCAATCTCAAGCTTTAGCTAAAGCTTCAAAAATGCACGCTAGTCAAGCTAAAAGAATACAATCACACCTTAGTGATATGGATGAATCTCTTTCTGAAGGTCCTCAAGACCAAAGACCTGCTGATAAAGAAGTTCAACGTCTTATAAAATTAGAAGCTCAACTACGTAATCGAATGATGAAGTTAGAACAAATATTTTTAAGAGATGGTAATCCTCCAAGTGTAAAGTTAGCTAAAGATTTAACAAAGTCTTATAAACAAAATGTAACTAAGTTTATGAGAGAGATGATTTCTATTAGGAAGAAATTCAAGTAATGCCTTCAGTTTCGAAAGCACAACAAAAGTTTATGGGTATTGTTCACGCATACAAAAAAGGTGAAATACCTGCTAGTAAAGTGAGTAAAGCAGTCAAAGATGCTGCTAAATCAATGAAAAAGAAATCTACTAAAGATTTCGCCTCAACCAAACACAAAGGTCTACCTAGTAAAGTTAGGAGTGAAAATATGAATGAAGATGGTCATACAGACGTAGCTTCTATTGTTAGAAAGTTAAAAACTTCTGCAGAAGATATACGTGATATTTTCAACAAAATAAATTCAATGAGTGATGAAGATTCATTACCTTCTTGGTGGACTGATAAAATTACATTATCTGCTAACTATTTAAATAAAGCTCGTGATTTTATTCTTAATCCTACTGAAGGTGTCGATGAGGGTTTTGGAGGTGAGTTGACTGGTGAGGATAAAAAGAAATTTGAAAAAGCAAGAAAAGAAAATGCAGAACAACTTGGTTACAAATTGACAGGTACTTCAGATATTAAAGAAGCCACATCTTTAGGAGCTGATATGCTTTTAGGTGGTATAGCTACCGTGGTTAAAAAAGCAGGTATGAGACCCAAGTCAGCTAAAATGATGGGTGGGGGATTTAAAGTCAGTAAAAGAGATAAGGTTGGATTCAAAATCGATGTTGAGATTCGTGGTCTTGATAAAAAGAAAACATTCCCACTACAATTTGAAACTGAAAGAGGTATGTTATACGTAGTTATCAAGAACAAACCAATCAAATTAGGTAAATACACAATGGTTACTCAAGCAGCTCAAAACTTAAAAAAAGTTGGAGCAGCTTTGATTGGTGATAAAAATGTTAAAAGGATAGCATAGTGAAGTTAGCTGTACTAGAAAATTTAATAAGAGAAGCCTTTGATAATGGATTTTTTGAAGAGGTTACCGAGGATATAATTAATGATGATAAAGAATTTAATCATTTATTAAAAGCCTTTGTATCTGAACTACGTAAAAAAAGAGTTGTAAGAGGTAAAAAGTTATATAAAAAAACCGTTTGTCCTACAAATAAAAGATATGTCCCTGCTTTGAAAAAATGTGTTGTAAAGACAGCAGGTGAAAAAATGAAAAAAAGAAGAGCCATGCGAAGAGCGGCTATCAAAAAAAGAGGACAAATGGCTAAAATCATCAGAAAACGTAGAAAGTCTATGAAGAAAAGAAAAGCATTCGGGTTGAAGCGAGCAAGATGAGTAAAGAATCAACATATAAAAACTTAATGAAGGAACTTAATGAGGCTCCCATCTCTTCACCTTCACAAATGGGTTTCAGTACACCTGAGGCTCAGAAACAAGTTGAACAAGATATTATTAAGATGGGAAAGATTTTAGGTAAGGCATCACAACAAGTTGTTAAAACAATGATGGACGGAGTCAAAAGTAAAAAGTATGACGCATTTGATTTGCAAAGAGCCATAATGTCAGGTCCAGTCAGAGATACAGGTACAGGTCAGAGAACACTTATGAGAGCTTTATGGGGAAGAGTGAGAGATGGATTCAGAAGATACTCAAAAAGAGGAAAACTAAGGTAACTTAT